TTAAGAGCTGCAGTAACGGAATCACCTGGTAATATTTATATCAAAGAGTTTCCACCATCAACTGTTACACCTAATCAGATAAAGGCATTTTGTAAGAAGTTCCAAGATAAAGGTATTAAGTTAGATGCAATAGTTATCGACTATCTTAACTTAATACATTCACCCATAGGTAATAATTCTTATGAAAGGATTAAGAACGTTACAGAACAAATACGTGCTATAAGTTATGTATTTAATTGCCCTATTATATCAGCTACACAGTTGAATAGGGCTGGCTTCGATCAAGATAATCCTGATCTTGCTACTATTTCTGAATCGATTGGTTTGGCTGCTACTGCTGATGTTATTATGTCGATCTTCCAGAATGATGAAGATAGGGACTTAGGTATTATTAGGTTAGGTATGATGAAGAATCGTTATGGTCCTCGTGGGATGACACAGCCTATGCGTATTGACTACTCAACACTAACTATTGAGCAAGCAGATGATATAGATTTAGAAGAAGATGATTCAATGCTTAATACGTTAGCTGGACTTTCTAGAAGCACATAGTAAATACGTATGTGCATATCATTATCTTTACAGATACCGACCTTGACGGTGCAGGCTCTGCGTTGTTATTGAATAGGCTATATAAAGGACATGATGTAATTACAGTTGAGACGACAGAAGCAACAATTCTCAATGAGTTTAAAAGTAGGTGGAACACTTTAGATCATTTCGATAAGATTTTCGTTTGTGATTTATGTTTAAATGAGGAACAAGCAGAAGCAATTAACAGAGATAATGTGGTTGTTATTGATCATCATGAGCTGCATGTACCACATGCAATAAAATATACGAAAGCTAAATCCATAGTTACAGAATATACTTCATGTACAAAATTAATCGCAGATAAATTTAAAACAAAGCTTAACTTAGATGCACAGCTTGAATCGTTAGTAACTCTTATAGATCAATATGATTGCTGGTCTTTTGATTTTCCTAATGAGCTAGAACCAGCACGTTTAAATGCTATTTATTATACGTATAATAAACCAAAATGGGAAAAATTTGTAAATGCTTTTGGGGACGGTCTTCGAGAATATAATTTACATGAGAAAAATTCAATAAAATTATTTTTTAAAAAATTTGCTGAACAATTAACTAATCCAAAATTTGTAGGTACCGTTAAGGACTATAAAATAATATCAACGTTTATTACGTCACATGTTAATGAAGTTGGGCATTACCTAGTAAATAAATATGATGCTGATATCGCTATAATGGTTAACCTAGATAAACATTTCGTTTCATTTCGTAAAGATACAAAATGTAAAGCTGATTTATCTGTGCTAGCTACAACTTTATGTGAAGGTGGTGGCTCGCATAAATTAGCCGGTGGCAAGTTAACTGAAAAATTTATGAATTTCTCGAAACCTTTTCAACCAATATAATGCAACAGCCTAACGTACCATCACCCTCAAGAGATATTACAAAAAGAGAGCTTGATCATTTATTGCTTTGCTTCTGTACTTTTTGTTGTCTACTAAAGGGTAAAAAATTATCCTTGCAAAACATTTTTGTGTTGGTATTGAAGGAAGAAAAAATAAGAAAAGTACTTAAAACCCTTTTAACAGTTGATAATGACTTTGAAATGGTTAAAATGTTTATAGAGTTTGAACCACAGATAGCTGAGTCAAAGTATATTACTAAATATTTAAACCAAAACAAGCGTATATTTCAAAATGATAACTGAACGAGAAAAGAGCATATACAATAGTTATTTATATGCTACTCGTTCAGCACAAAACAAACCAACTCGCTTTAGAAAGGACTTTACAAAGTTAAAAGATCAAGACTTTGTATCTCTTAAGAAGCTCTCAGCATTTTTTGCTAAACATAATCACATTAACTATCAAGATTGGTTCATAGCGCCATTTAAAGTATATTCGAAAGATGAATATTTTGATCTAAAGTTTTTTAATTCTCGTAAAGCGTTGAAATGTTATTCCCTTTATATGAAAGAAAAGGAAATGTCTAATCCGGATAGTGAGGATACTATAGAATCAATTAAAGATGGGTTTAGATATATTGCAAAGTATTGCATAAGGAACTCTCTTACAATAGAAGAATATATGGAGCATTTTACTAACAATATGCCTACATGCCTCTTGCATTTACAAGAACATAGGTTAAACTTTTATACACTACATGCTCTTGAAGTCGAATCCACTATTAAAACTATTGAAAAAGATGTGCTTGACTTCATCGTTAAAGATTTTCAAACAATTTTCGCAAGTACGCGAACAAAATTCTACGGCTCAGCAATATTAAAAGCAAAAGCCAGAGAAACAAAACAAAAAGTAAAACTAATAGTTGAAAACAAAAAATAATAAAATAAAATTAAAAAAATATGAGTGCGTTTAATATGTCTATGTTCGAAAGTATCAAAGGTGCTTTGGCTTCAAGTAGTCAAGGTAAGTCAAAGTTCTCTGAGATTATGCAAACCAAACCTGGTAATACCTATACTGTAAGACTACTACCTGATGGTAAGTCTCCAGTAGATACCTTTTTTCATTACTACAATATGGGATGGAATTCATTCGCTACTGGCCAGTATGTCCAGGCTCTAAGCCCTCAAACATTTGGTGAACGGTGCCCTATCAACGAAGAACGATTTCGGTTGTCTCGTACAGGATCGGATGAAGAGAAAGAAAAGGCTTCTGCACTTCGTCGGACCGAAAAGGGGCTTGTTAATGTTTATGTGGTTGATGATCCAACTAACCCAGAAAATAATGGAAAGGTAAAAATGCTTCGGTATGGTAAACAGATTCAAAAGATTATTACTGAAGCTATTGAAGGAGAAGATGCAGCAGAGTTTGGGGCTCGTATCTTTGATCTTAGTGACGAGGGTGTTAGCTTTAAAGTTAAATGTGAGCAGCAAGGAGATTACCCTACATACGTTTCATCTCGCTTTACTTCAGCAGGTAAACTAAACCTTACGGAAGAACAGCAAAACGAAATTTACGGGCAAACCCATACCCTTAAAGAAACGTTTCCAATTAAATCTACTGAAGAGTTAAATGTTATGCTTAACGAGCATTTTCACTGTAAAGCGGATGAGCCAGTAGCCACACCTGCAACTCCAGGGGATACTCCACCATGGTCTCCTCCAACTCAGGCAGAACCGGTTTCGGAACCCGTAGCAGCTCCTGTGGAGAGCTCTGTTGAAGATGATATTGATGAACTTCTAGCTGACCTCTAATTATGGAACAGATGACACCAGAGGCGAAAGCTGCCGTTATGCAGTTGATGGGTCAAACGTACGGTCAGATGAAAAAACAAGATGAAATGCTTGTTGGATCATCTGGAAACCTCGCCCCAAAATCCACTGAAATAAAAAATATGGTAGAAGATTTAGTACGTGCCCCTGTGGCACCAGCTAATCACCAGCCACCACCTCAACCAGTTCCTCAACCCGTACCTGATCAACCAGTGATACCCGCACCTGTAGCGCCAGCTTCAGTTACACCAGAACAAGCAATGGCAGAACTTCAGCAAGCAGCTGCTCCTGTAGATCCAGCATTTGGTGTGCGCTCAGCACCAGTTGTAGAACAAACTATGGAGTTTGACTTTAGTGAACCATCTGCTATTGATAAGTTAGTAGAGTTACAGAAAGAAGCCAACTTGCTATTGAAAGGTATTAAATTACAATTAGAGAGTAGTAATGTCCGACCAAAACGTAAACCAGTTAAAGCTAAAGTCACCGATTGACTTCGTCGCTTATTTGGATTCTTTATCCAAGATAAGTGAGAGTTCTATTGTAACGGTAGACCGTGATAAGATGTCAAGTCTTGTCGCATCTACCGATAATACTCTTATACTATGCGCAGAGTATAAAGTACCGTCGAGTTTTTATTCTACTCTTAATATACCTGATGTTAAGAAATTAACCCGAGTTCTTGATACTATTAGTGATGAAGAGATTAATCTTATAATTAACTCTAATAATATCGCGTATAAAGGAAATGGTGTTAAGTTTAAGTACCATCTATTTGACGACGGGTTTTTAACCAAACCAGGTCTTAATATTGAGAAGATTAACGCTTTTCAATATGATATGAGTTTTAAGGTTGATAAAAATATACTTAATCAGATCTTTAAGGGATCTGTCTTTGCTTCAGAAACTAATAAGTTGTATTTTTATACAGAAGAAAAGAGAGGAGGTGAAGGTTTTAGATTAATGGCAGAACTTACCGATAGAGCAAGACATAATACAGATAATTTTACTATGTGTATAGGTAATGTGCAGGATGAACTAGCTCCTATACCTATTAATTTTGATAATGTGCGTTTACTCAATAATATTAGTGGTGAGTTTACTGTTAGTATTAATAAAGAATATGGAGTAGTTGTATTTGATCAAGTGGCGAGTGATATTAACCTTAAGTATATTATATCCTCTCTCACGCAATGAGCTCAAATAAACATAAGAATAAACTAAAAACTGCGGGGTACTTTATCAAACGTCTTAAAGATGCAGGTTATGTTACTTTACGTATGTTTGATAAATATGGTAAAAATGATAGTCGTAAATGGACTGTGTTAGTAGATCCAAGTGGAGCATCAGTTTATATTACATGTTTTGAAAATAGACCGTTTAAAGGAGAGTATTTATTTAGCTTTGAAGATGGTAATCAAAGATTTAGTAGAGGTTACGTTCTAAAGACTAGTTCTATAGAAGTGGTGCTTCAACGGTTAGAAGAACATAAAGTATTACATGTGGATGATAATGAGTTTGTGACTAAATATAAAAAGAATGAGTGAAGAAAGTGAAGAGCATCAAGATAAAAAACTCGAAGAGTTGCTAAATGATGCTCTTAACTTACAACCAGATAAACTCAAAGTATTTAAAGATCAACAAGAATTGCGTGATAAGTTAAAGGGTATAGTATCAGAATATTTAGACTCATTTTATATATTCGGTTATGATATTAATGGAAAAACAGTGTTAGTTAAAGGAGCATCATCAGATCAACAATTAGACGCTTTAGATACCTTAGCGATTAGATTGTTTATGGCAGGTAGTTTAGGAAGTACATATGGTAGTGGAGGACATTAAAATAAAACAAACATATGCAGTTCAGACTGGTGATTATGTTGGTCAGATGTTTATAGTTTGTAAAATAACAGAGAAAGGTGTAGGCTGCCTTTCCGTACCTAAAATGGAAAATGTATTAGTTCCTAAAGATAAGTGGACTATCGGAAGGAACTCTGATATAATTGAATATGTAGAAGAACTCTCACAAGATATCTTTAAAGTTTGCGCAGCACAGTATAAAAAAAATGAAGACTCTAATAATTGACGGTAATAATCTTATCCATAGAACATGGTGGACTGCTAAAAATCAAAGCAAGCGTCAGGATATTGAAGATACAGAAAGAATTGCACGATTGCATATATATTTTACCTTGAATGCTATTTTTTCTTATACTAATAAGTTCAAACCTACAAATGTTATATGTGTGTGGGATGAAAAAGAAGACTATCAACCTAATATACGTAAAGAGCAGTTACAAGGTTATAAAGGTAATCGATCAACTGATAGTACACCACATGCACAAAATGATCGTATAAAAGAAATGCTATCGTGTTTAGGTATAAAGTCTATTTTTCCACGTGAACGTGAAGCAGATGATATTGTAGCATATATATGTAAGACATTTCCAGGTGAGAAAGTTATTATATCCGTTGATAGAGATTTTTTACAGTTAGTAGATGAGTCAACAACTCTATATGATGCTATACGTAAGCGTGAATTTACACTACCTACTTTTGAAGAGGATACAAACTACACTAAAGCAGAATGGCTCAATGCAAAATGTGTGTTAGGGGATAAGTCAGATAATGTACCAGGCATACCACGGTTCGGTAAAGCAAAAGTACGTAAATGGCTTGATGGTGAGTTGCAATTGACTGAAGAACAGCAACAAATTTACGATAAAAATTTAACTGTATTTGATCTTAATGAAGTAATGTCGCATACCACAGAGTGTGATTATTATAAGCAGCAGATCGATAAATCTATTGATACTAGATGGTCGCAGTTTATTGAATATTGTGAAGAGTACGAACTTAACAATATTCTTAAAAAGAAGGATCAGTGGCATAATATTTTTGTACTATCGAGTAAGTTGATATCCATGTTTGGTTAAGATATAATAAGTTGTGATTTCACTACCTCAAGAATATATCGTAGCTAAATTTTACGAATTTGGTAGAGGGCCTGTATACAACCGATTCACTAACGTATACCAGTGTTCTTGTCCGATCTGCATGGAGTCGGTAAAGAAGAAGAGATGTTATTATATACCTAAAAATGATAATGTATATTGCCATAATTGTGGTTGGTCAGGTAAGCCGTTAAGATGGGTTAAAGAAGTAAGTGGTTGCAATAATCAGGATATTATTGAAGAAGTTCGTGAGTATGATGTTTCAATAGATATCGGGAAAGATGAAGAAGTTACACCAAAAATACAAGTTGCAACTTTACCATCTGATAGTATTAACCTATCAGATACGATGCAGCAAGACTTTTATAATAACAGTGTGATTGTTAGAGCGTGTAATCATATTATTAAGTCAAGGAGACTCGATACTGCAGTTAACAGACCTGATAATCTTTATGTTTCATTAACGGATAAGGTTCATAAGAATCGGATTACTATACCTTTTATAAATGAACATAATGAAATTGAGTTTTATCAAACACGTACAGTAAAGACGTCAGAGTTAAAAACAAAACCGAAATACCTAGGTAAGGTAGGAGCTGAGAAAACATTATTTAATATTGATAAGGTTACCTCAGATCATGATAAAGTGTATATCTTTGAAGGACCTATTGATGCTTTCTTTGTTCGTAACTCTGTTGCTGTAGCTGGTATTACAGAACGAGGTAGATCATTTACACAACGACAAGAAGAGCAGTTAAATACTACGCTGAAATGGTACGATAAGGTGTGGATACTCGACTCTCAGTGGGGGGATAGAGCATCTATGATAAAGTCAGAGGCACTCTTGAAACAGGATGAGGCTGTGTTTATATGGCCGGAAACACTAGGTAAGAAGTATAAAGACTTTAATGACTTAGCTATAGCTGCTAATAAAGATGAAGTTAGCTGGGATTGGATTGAAAAAAATACCTTCGAAGGTCTCGAAGGTATTGTTAAGATGACTGAAATTAAAAGGTATAATAACGTTTAAACGCCTCTAAATTGCGCGTTATCCGTCTGTGCGACGTAACCTCTAAATGACTCATTAAGTGAAGCAAGCTCAGTATCTACACGGGCTATTTTACGTTGTTCTGATTGCTTCATACGATCAAAAATGGTGTCAGCTTGTGCATTAGCTAAAACTGCTTGAACGGAATTAGGATCTTCCGCATCATTTAACATTTTAAGAAATTCATCCCCTGATGAAATCCAACCTTTAAGAGTATTAATTTGAGCTTCATGAATCTCTGCAGTAGCTTCAGCAGCTTTAATAGCAGGATCTTGAATATCTGCTGTAGCTTCAACATCAGCTTCTACATCGATATCAAAATCTTCTGAAGATGTATCATCATCCAGTTCAAGCTCAAACGCTTCTTTATCTTCGTCATTTTCTTTGAGAACTTTAAAGAACCTCTTTTCGAAATTTGTCATGTAATTATTTATGCTCTCGACTAAATATTTACATATGAATTCTGGATATTCTTCACCATATTCTGTTAAACCAGATACTTCACCTATTCAGCAATCACTTAATACTGATGGACAGCAACGAATGTATAAAGAAGATGAAAAAAATCAAAAATCACCACCTACATTACCATTTGAAGTAGATGGAATTACCGAAGTTTTAGGTAACACATTTGTGTCTCTTGCTAACCTGCATAGAATGCTTAGTAATTTAAAGAATAATGATAGTGTTGATGAATATGATATTGAACAATTGCAAGGCAAGATAGATAAAATAAACAACTTAATACTTGAACTTCCGAAAGATATAGCTAAAATATCTATATAATGGTAAGATCCTTATTAATTACAGCAGCAGTATCAGTATTATTTGCATTTGGGCTTGAAGAGTTTATTGGATTTTGGAATACCTTTTCTCTGGTTACAGGTATTCAATTTGTTACATTTTGGATTATAAATTCGCGGCAGCAGATTGATAAAGACTCATTATATAGTGAATTTGAGACTAATATTGATGATTTATTAGCATTAAGTCGTGTTTCAGTAGAATGTCCCTGCACAAATCATGTATTTAATGAAGAGGTTTTTATGAACTCCGATAATATACATAGATGCCCTAAATGTAACAACAATATTAAGCTAGATGCTCAGGTACGGGCTATATTACAAACAGAACCAGAAGAGGTGACGGGCTAAAGGAACTTCTTTATAATTAGTTATATGAATAAAACGAATAGTAGTGGTAATATCGAAATGAAACGTAAAGACGGTAATACCGAGTATATGAGTCAAGCAGAATTTGCTAGGTGGGCATGCTTAGTAGAAGGTATTCAAGCTGTTGATCAAAAATTAGTCAATGCTAAGGTACCAGAGTCTAATACTAAGTGGATTAAGCCTTTAGCTTTTGAGAAATATATACAAGAGCGTTTTCATTCAATGCTACGCGACGTTGAAGTTGAACATAGATTGGGTAATATTTAAATATTACCTAAGGTAGTTAAGCAGATCCACTAGCAAGTTCAATTTCAAGAATTCTATCAGCAATACCAGGTCCGAGGTATATATCGTTACCAATTGAAGTGCCTAGAGTGTACCAACCATTAGTTGCTCCAGAATTAGAAAGGATTGATGAAATATCTTGAAATCCAATTGCATCATTTATTGGATTAATCCAGATAATGTAAGGAATGTTCCATGGATTGGAGTATATTTTACCATCACCACCTAGTACCGAACCGAAAGAAGCTGCTTTCGCTG